GAGATTCAGCAGATCAGGTTCACGGATGACACGACGATGACGGTGCAGGTGCGACCAGCGCTGCCGCGGGAGAAGGTGGTGCTGATCCTCAATTATGGGATGCTGTTCTCTGATTTCTTTCTGGCGGGCATGAAGGGGTTCGTGCGGGTTGCGGATCTGGCGAAGAAGGAGGTGCAGTGATGGACTGGGTGATTGCGGCGGTGCAGGGTATAGCGGGCGGGTGGATCGGGGCGATGCTATCGCCCCGAGAAGCACCGCTCTGGATCAAGATCTCAAATGGGGTGATGGTCAACGTCCTCTGCATCTGTCTCATCTGGAAGATGCGGCAGTGAGCGCCGATGAGGTTCTAGTAGGGGCGGTGCGGAAGCTGGAGGTTCGGGCGGGCGATGTTGTGGTGGTCGAAATGACGACCGAAGTGCCTTCCGGGAAATCTCTAGCTCTTGCTGACTTGCTGAAGCGGCATTTTCCGGAGATCAAGTTTCTGTTCACGAGTCCGGAGGCGAGGGTGAAGGGAGTTCTGCGTTTTGATGGAAGACGAGAAGGGGCGCGGTGACGAACGAACTTACAGCGACGGAAGCCCATGAGCTGGCGAAGGATGAGATTTGCCGGGACTGCAAGATGTTCCGGTCGTGTGGGGCAGCGAACAATTTTAAGGAGTGCGAGGGGTTTCGGGAAACGGTGGCGACAATAGAAACTGAAGAGCGTGAGAAGGGGGTTGCGATGGAAATTCCGAGTCAGTTAGTGGAGAGCCTGGAGAGATATCGAGATCAGGGTGTTCCAACAGGGGGTTTTCTGGAGGCGGTGTTGTCGAATGATTTAAAGGAGGCTTTCGGGCGGGCGGATCCATTCAGCCGGGCAGCGATGTTCGAGATCGTGTCTTGGTGTTACAACGAGATGCCGTCGGCGGCGTGGGGATCGCCGGAGAGGGTGGAGGCGTGGCTGGTGAAGTGGGCTGAGAAGCAGAGGAGGGCGACCGCCCGCGAAGGAGAGAGCGCATGAGACTTGGAGAATTGATCAGGCAGTTGAAGGGATGCGATCCGACATGCAGGATTCGGTTTAGCTTCGCCCGATTCGTCCCGGATGGTATCGATAGCTATCGAGGCAGCTATGATCAGCTGGCACTCGGATGGCGCGAGTCGAAGGCACCAGCGGGCGGGACGTGGAGGGATGACTATCCGAAAGTGGCCGACATACTCAAGCTCTGCGAGGATGTCGTGGGGAAGACGCTAGAGGGCTACAAGGGTGGCGATTTCCCGATGAGCGAGAAGACGATGGTATGGGTGGCGAATTACGGCGAGTGTCACGATACCGGGATTACGGCGGTGCGCGATGTCGGTGGCGAGGTGGTGATCGACACGGCCTATCAGGAGCACCACATGGAGCCAGAGATGGTGGCTGATATCCTGGGTCAACTGCATGGCCGCGCGTCACGGTTCGCACCGAAGGGATGCCGGGAGTGAAAGAGCGCCCCATCCTCTTCTCTGACGAAATGGTCCGCGCGATATTGGAGGGGCGCAAGAGTCAGACGCGAAGGGTGTTGAAGTACCAGCTGCCTAGCGGGGTCGAGGTCAAGAGCGTGGCTCCCTGGGCTGATGGCCTGTATCGGATCGAGCATACTCCGGATCCTCTGCCGGGGGGTGGCCAGATCATCGCCGCGCGGGTGTGCTGTCCGTACGGTGTCCCTGGCGACCGTCTGTGGATTCGCGAGTCGTGGAGCTGTGCTGATCCAAAGCGGGAGGCTGAGTATCCGGCGGCGGGCGAACAGGACGTTTATTACAGGGCGACGGAGTCATATCCAGACCAGTTGCGCTGGCGTCCGTCGATCCACATGCCGCGCTGGGCCTCTCGTCTTATTCTTGAACTCACCGACGTTCGTGTGGAGCGTTTGCAGGAGATTAGTGAGGAGGACGCTAAGGCGGAGGGGGTGACGCTGGTTTGCATGAAGGGCTGGGAGGAGAGCAGGAAATATCGGATTCGGTTCCACGAGGTCTGGGACGAGCTGAACGCGAAGCGGGGTTTCGGCTGGGCCCGGAACCCGTGGGTGTGGATTCTAACATTCAAGCGAGTGGAGGAGGGAACGTGAAGGGCGAAAATTATGTGATCGTTGCCGACAGCAAAGAGAAGATCGTCATCCGCGATATCGGGCCATGGGATCGTTACGCGACCGTGACGAATGCAGCGGAGGGGGTCGTCGAGGAACTATTTCGGCGAGGCGTGCTACCGCAAGGGAAGCTGCTTCTGTACTACGACAGTTCCGGTGATCTTGACCAGCTTCTTCATGATGGGGCCGGGGTCTTCACGGGGTTCGCTCCGGCGCCGCCCGCGGCGGGAGTGGAGAAGCAGGTGGGCCCGAAACAGATCGAGGAGGGCGCATGAGCATCGATAGTCTGGAAGGGGTGAAGCCTGGCGATCTCTACACCACGAACGGCGAGGATGTTTGGGAGGTAACTGCGCTATGCCAGAGCCCGACGATTGAGCTACGGAATCTGCGGACGAACGCCGAGCGGGGTGGTGCCGTGGGCTGTCTGCTGCTGGGCTCGTTCGTGAAGATCGAGATGCCGAAAGTGGAGGGCGCGTAATGAAGCGACGTCGAACGCGGTGCGGGAATCGGAATTGCGGGGTCCGGTACACGCTGAAGAGGATTCGGGGTTTGATTTACGAGTGCGTGAGATGTGGGCACCGGCAGAAAGCGGGGCGGCTGAAGTGATGGCTGGTGAAGTGGTGGTGAAGTTCTGGCGGTGGTCCCGGCACTGGCGGTGGATTTCGCTGGTGGTGGTGACGAGGTGGTGGCGGGCGTGGTACGTGACGTTGCGGGTGGGTCGGTGGATATTTACGGTGGACGTTTCGAGATAACGCAAAGGGGGCGGATATGAGAACTGTGATTGGAGGGGCGCTGCTGGGGCTGCTGGCCGTCGCGGCGTTGTTGTGTTACGAAGGTTGGATAGTTGTGTGCTTGTGGGAATGGTTCGTGATGCCGTTCGGGTTGCCGGCGATCACGCTTGCGCACGCCGTGGGGTTGGCGCTCTTTCATGCCCTTTTTGTGAGCCACCACAGTCGCTACCATGGCATCTCAAAAGAAGAGAAGGGATGGCGGTACTTGAAGGATTCGGGGACATCGCTTTATGTGAACACGACAGCATGGGGCATTGGGTTTGTGATTCACCGAGTGTGGATGGGGAACGCGCCATGAGCGACGACCGTCTTGCTCGGGTTACAGAGTGGGCGCTCCTTCGCACGCGGGAGTTGAGAAGGGGTGATCGTGAGGCGGGTTTTCTGCGGCGGGTTTCCCGGCAGATGAGGCGGCGCGTGGAGTCGTGGGCGCTGGTGGGGCGGGGCGCGAGGCCGGAGAAATCGGAGGCGAGGAATTGAAGCCGATCATTCTTGCCCTGTGCGGCGGCACGGGATCCTGGTCGCGCCCATACGCTGAGGCGGGATACGATGTGCGCGTGATCACGCTGCCGGAGTGCGACGTGCGCACCTATCGCCCGCCGCGAAAGAAGGTGCAGGGGGTGCTTGCAGCGCCGCCATGCACCGTGTTTAGCATCGCCAACAACATGAAGCGGGTGCGACCGACATCGCGGGAGTTGTTGGAAGGGGTGGAGATTGTTGCGCACTGCCTCCGCGTTATCGCAGAAGCCCAGCCCCGGTGGTGGGCGCTCGAAAACCCGGCGGGCTATCTACAGGAGCGCATGGGACCGGCGATCTATTCATTCCAGCCTTGGCAATTCGGTGATCCATGGACCAAGCGGACGATGTTGTGGGGAGTCTTTAGAGCGCCTCGCAAGCGACCAGTAGAGCCTCGCTTCGCCGGCGTAGGTGGTGGTACGCCATCCGATTCTGGTGGACAGCGCAAGCCGCCGCTGCCGATAGATCGATCGAGAGGGCGGCGTGCGACCATGAGAGCCATGACCCCACCCGGTTTCGCCCGTGCGTTCTTCGAGGCGAACCCATGACGGGCCCGGGCTGGCGGCTGATCCAGGCGGATGTGATCGAAGGGCTCCGTCAGCTGCCGGCGGAGAGCGTTCACTGCGTGGTGACGAGTCCGCCATACTGGGGGCTCCGGGACTACGGATGCGAAGGACAGATCGGTCTTGAGAAGACGGTCGAGGAATGGGTGGCGAAGATGGTCGCGGTATTCGAGGAAGTCAGGCGGGTGCTGAGAGAGGACGGGACGGTATTTCTTAACCTTGGCGATTCCTACTTTGGCGCAAGTGGGCAACGTGAAGTGCCTTGTGGCATTTCCGACAAACCACAAGCAGATTCGACGCCGCATGATTGTCTTTGCGGAAGTCTTTGTGGTGTGTGTCGCGAGGTCGTCTGCTACAGAGCGCACACCGGTCTCCTGCCTGTATCCATGCTTCGCGCTTCGCTCCGCGTCCCCATCCGCGCGCATACGGGATGCGGGAGCGACCCCCATGCCACATCGGATTACGTGGGCCAGGAAGGCCGCAGCGCATCCGCCATGCCGGACTCCGGCGAAAGCGCAATCCGCGCCGACGTGCAACTTCGCGCATCTCTGGTGTCCAGGCTTGGCGTATCCGATCCGCAACTTCTTGGCGCGTGCTTGCAGAGGGCCAATCGTGCCGAATGCCTGTTGTGCGGGCGCTCATTAAAAGTCGATGTTCCGGGTTTCGCACATAGGGCCGAGTGCAGTTGCGGCATCGTTCCGCACGCGTCGGGCGGGAGCACTCAGGACAAGGATGCGTCGGGCTTGGCATACCCATATTCTACCAGCGCAGCCTTGAAACCGAAAGACCTCATCGGCCAGCCCTGGCGCGTAGCCTTCGCCCTCCAGGCCGCAGGCTGGTATCTCCGCTCAGACATCATCTGGTCGAAGCCCAACCCCATGCCCGAGTCGGTGACAGACCGGCCGACGAAGGCGCACGAATACATTTTTCTACTCACGAAGTCGGAGCGGTATTTCTACGACGCGGACGCGATAAGGGAAGCGCACGCAACGCCGGCAGACCAGATGGGAAACAAGAACGGGAAGCGGGCGTTGCGAGGGCAGGAAGCCATCCGACCACGAGGCAACCTTGAGGCAACCGACGATGCCGCGGCGCGGTACTTCTCTGCGGGCGGCCGCAACAAGCGCACCGTCTGGGAGATCGCCACGGCTCCGTATCCGGAAGCCCACTTCGCCACCTTCCCGCCGGCGCTGGTGGAGCCGTGCATCCGAGCGGGTACGAGCGAGAAGGGCGTATGCCCGACGTGTGGGGCACCGTGGGAGAGGATCTTGGAGCCGGAAGCCAAGGGCCGATGGGATGGCGATACAGGAACGAACGGGCCGACAAAGGTTGCGAAACAAACGGCAGAGCGCAAGCAGGCCACAGGAGGCCGGCGCACGATGGGATGGACTCCGGGCTGCGAACACCAGACGCGCAACCCGAGCTACTTACTGGCCCCAGCGACGGTCCTCGACCCCTTCGCCGGCACATCGACGACGGGCCAAGTAGCCTTGGAGAACGGCCGCTGCTACATCGGCATAGAGCTTGATCCGAAGTCCATCGCGTTGAGCGAGAGGCGGTTGAGGGCCACCGCACTCCAGACCATGTTAATCTAAGGCAGATGAACACGAAGCCCTGCATAGGCTGCGGGCATCCCGTGGTCTGGGCGATTGATCAGAAAGGAACGAAGGTGCCGCTTGATCCCCGCATCCCGGTCTACGGAGTCCGGAGCATCGTTGGGAAAAGCGGTGCGGTGCAGGTCGAGCGGCTGGATCGAGATACCGCGATGGCTTCTCACTTCGCGTTTTGTAACCAGCGTGGCGGTGGCGGATACCAAGGCGAAACGAAACCCGACACTCCCGCGAGCTCTGAAGCCGTCGACGAGCTGAAGGCGAAATGGGGCGACCCCGCAAAGAATCGCTGAACCGCTGCGAGGCGCGAACCCGCACTGGGGGGCATTGCAAAGCCGAGGCGGTGCCTGGAAAAACGCTGTGCATCGCGCACATCCGGCGCGGCAACCTGCTCGAAAAGCAGGGGCGCGTCTTCAAGGCGGGGCCGATCAAGGAACTGCTCTTTCCAGAGGAGGTCGTCTCTTATGAGGAAATCCACGGGCAGCTCGTGAAGGAATTCAAACCCCGCACTGTGGCGGATTCTCTCGGGGTGGAGCGCATCGCGATGACGGCGATTCAGGTACGACGACTCGATGCAGCGATACTCGCCGGCGACAAGGGAGCGGGCCGTCTGCTGTACTATATGAATCTCAGCTTGCAGAATTGGATGAAGACACTCGCTGCCGATCGGCGGTTCAGGGTGAAGCGTGCGGACGAAACGGGCAAGTACGAACGGCTGGCGAAGAAGTTTCCGTGGATGTTCGGACGAGGTGAGCCGAAACCAATCGACTTAGAACGAGGAGATCATGGACAAACGACATCGGATGTTCCGGGAGCTGATCGAGAACGATCCGGCGGAGTTCTCTCGGGAGATTCTCAAAATGAACCCGCACCCGAAGCAGGAAATGGCGCTGAGAAGCAAGGCGCAGTTTCGGACGGACGTGTGGGGACGGAGGGGCGGGAAGAGCAAGAAGAACGGAGTTGACCTGCTGCATTTCGCTTTCAAGTACAAGGGACTGCCGCAGTTCAACCTCAGCTTCACGCACGATCAGGCGATGATCTCCTTCTCCTATGCCGAGCAGATCTTGAACCGATGCGGCCTGATGGGGCTACTGGAATCGCCCCCTAGCCGGTCGCCGTTCGGGTTGATGAAGTTCATCGGGGGCAGCACGATCCACGCAAGATCGTTGCAGCATGGCGGCAAATTCATCCTGGGGCATGGCGCCGGGCGGGTGAAAATCGATGAGGCGCAGATCGTGCCAGATCGCACAGTCGATGAGGCGGTGTTGCCGATGCTGGCCGACTGGGATGGACAACTCGATAAGTCCGGGACTCCGAGGGGAGCAACGGGACATTTTTATGAGAGCTACAGGGATGGGCAATCGACACCCCAGCACCCGCAACCGATCCCCGGATGCTTCTCCCTGCACTGCCCGAGCTGGGAGAACCCACACATCTCCCGGCGCTATCTCGAAACGCTTAGGGGCAAGATGACGGAAATCCAGTATCGCACGGAGATCGGAGCAGAGTTCATGGATCAGATAGGGCGGGTGTTTCCGTGGTTGCTGATCCAAGAATGCTACAACGTCCCGGAACCTCTCGCGGGCCCACCGAAAAAGGAACATGTCTATGTCGCCGGCTGGGACTTCGCAAAGCACCTCGATTACACGGTGGGCTACGTGCTCGATGTCACCGCAGGTGAAACCGCGAAGGTGGCCTGGACCACCCGTTTCCAGAAGGAGCCGATCAACTACATTCTGAAGGTGGTGAAAGAGACTTCCGAAATGTACCACACCTCATCGGTGTGCGTCGACGCCACCAGCCTCGGGGGCGAGGCCATCGTCGATCAGCTACGCGGCGAGGTATCGAACCTCGAAGCCTTTGTATTCTCTGGCAAATCGAAGCCCCAGCTCATCAATCACCTGAAACTGCTAATGGAAACCGGCAGAGTGAAGTTCGACTATGACGAGGACCTCGTAAATGAGTTAACATATTACTCGTATGAGCTATCTGGACGCTCGGCGAACGTTCTGATGGGCACGCAGAAGGAGCACGACGACTGCGTGACGGCGCTGGCGCTGGCGTGCTGGGCGCATGAAACCAACTACGTCGAGCCCATGGTGAGTCTGATATGAAGGCGGCGCTCATCAAGTGGCTGGCGGGCTCCGTGATCAAGGAAGAGATCGAGAAAAGCTCCCGCGCTTTCATCGGAACGGTGGGCGAGCGGATCAGCCCGAAGCAGATTGAGACCCGGACAACACCCCGCATATTCGACGCGCAGCGGGGCCTCTACGTCCTTGAGCCCGAATCCGACTACCGCGATCTCTGGCGAACGTACAAGAGCAGTACGTGGGTGAGAGCGTGCGTGGATCTCCGCGCGAAATCCGCCACGAGCCGGGGCTGGTTCATTGAGCCGACGAAGGAGGGGGCGAGCGAGGCGGAGCGCGGCATCCTTGAGGAATTCTTCAATCAGCCGAATCCAGAGAACACGATGCATGAGCTTCTCAAAGCGGCCTTCTCGCACGAAGACGTCTTCGGCGATGCCTACTGGGAGATCGGGTGGGAAGAGGGGCGACCCAAGCAACTCGGAATCGTTGATCCCGTCGGCACGAAAATCATCGCCGATTCTCACGGCAGCGTCTACGGCTACATCAATGCGACGGCTTCCTTCGAGGATGTGTTCTTCACGCCAGCCGAAATGGTTCACTTCCGGTTGGGCGATCAGATCGTCACAGAGGGTGGTCGGCAGGGTCTCTCGCTCTATGGTTTCTCACCGCTCGAAAGCCTGCTGCTCGCAGTCGAACAGGACATCTGGGCGCAGATCAACTGGCGGACCTTCCTCAAACAGGGTAGCAAGGAACGCTCGCTCTACATCTTCGCGGATGCCAGCCAAGCTCAGATGAAGCGCAACAGAGAATATCTTGATACCGCGAACCGACCGGAGAATGCACATCGCGATCTTGCGCTTGAGGGCCGGAATGTGGATTGGAAGAAGATCGGATCAAGTCCGAAGGACCAAGACCTCATTGGGCTGCGCAAAATGCTACGTGATGAGATCCTCGCCGTCTATGCGGTGCCTCCGAGTCTGCTTTCGGTGATCGAGACCGGGAACATCGGTGCCGGTAGCGGCGAGACACAACAGGAGAACTTCCGCGAGCATACCATCATCCCGCTCCAGGTGCATGTCGCGCAGCGGATCACGCAGGTAATCATCAGAGGCGCATTCAAGATCACGGACTGGCGGTTCAGGTTTGTGCCACCCGAGATCGTAAGTGAAATGACGCAGGCACAGATCGATCAGATATATGTTCAGGCTCAGGACTCGGCTGGCGAGAGCATTCTGTCTGCGCAAGAAGTGCGGGTGAAACGCTTCGGGCCAACGCTGGTGAAGGCGATCGACAAGCGCACCATCGGTGTTCCGGAGGGGCGCACCGATGTGCTGATCAAGGAGGTGCGGCAGTTCCAGCGTGATCTTGAGAAGGTGCTGGAAGAGCAGGTCAAGAAACTCGCTGATGCGTTTTCTGAAGAGAGCGCAGCGGTGATCGTGAAGGCGATGACGGATGCGTTAGGGAAAGAGCGCTTCGCGTTCCGCTTCACGCCGGTACAATACGGGATCATCGAGTTCAAGAAATACACATGGCCGCAGTTCGTGAAGCAAGAGAACGAGTTCGAAGCGGCGCTCGGTGCGATTAATCAAGACGAGATTGAGGCGGTGATCGAAGGCCATTACCTCTCGATCGCGGGAGAACGAGCGTCAAGCCTTGCGAAGAAGCTGGGAGTCGCGGCTGTGCCGATCACCGGAGCGGTGCGGGAAGCCTTGGAAGGTCAGGCGGCGGAGCTGGCCAAGCACATCACCGATACCTTGGGCGATGCCGCCCGCACCGAAGTGATCAAGGCGATCGAGGCGGGTGCGCCGGTCGCGGAGATAACCCGCAGGTTGCGGGCGATCAACACGACGGAAGTAACGGTGACCCCTCCGGGCCGAACGCCTTTCAAGCGACAGAGGAGTTTCGCGAGCGTGTCGGAGACGGTGGCGCAAACCGACTCCCGGAGAATCTTCAACGAAGTCGGCAAGGCGCAGATGCGGGAGGCTGGCATCGAAGAGGTGAAATGGTTGGGCTTCAACAATGCGTGCCTGATCTGCGCGCCATTTGTTGGCAAGACATACCCGATCAACGAAGTGCCGGAGGGTGGGCCTCCCCTTCATCACCGCGATCGCTGCGGTCTCCAGCCCGTCATCCCGTGAGCGAGGACATTCAGAAGTTCGAGTTTGACCAAGACCCAAAGACAATTGCTCGGGGTGCCGGAGCAGAAAGAGAAGGCTGGTACTGATTTTCGTCTTCCCCGGCAGCCATGGTCGGAACCCTCAACTTCTACAGTAAGACCCATTGTGCCGGCTTGGCACGTCCTGGTTCAGAAGGGCGACCAAATAGGGCAATGGAGCCTGGACACTGATCCGTTGAAATCGGATGAGGTATCGGGTACCCTGAAGACAGACCCGGATCGCGAGATCTGGACGGTCGAGGGTGAGGTTGCGCCGGGAACGCAACTGAACCCGACGAAGGGCACGCCGTCCTTCGTGGAGCGCCTCGATGCGGGAGATGTAACGATCTTGGAAGATGGCGACATCTTCAAGAAGTACGAATTCCGCGGGAAGGAACTGAAAGGTCTGTGGACCGCTCGGCGAAGTTCGCCGACAGACACGATCTGGAGGTTCGAGCGCAGCACGGAGGTTTCGGCGAATGGGGGAGGTAGCGACCGCAGCAAGGCCGATTGACTTCGAGGCCCTGCTTGATTTCTGCAAGTCAGAATCGCCTAGGAAGGGCGACTTCATCCTTGAGGGCTATGTAGCCACTTCCGATCTCGATCTCCAAGGCGACATCATCTTGCCCGAGGCGCTCAAGAGCGCTGCGAAAGACCTTGAGAAGAACTCCACCGTACTCGATAACCACGACCCCAACAAACGTGTCGGGGCCGTTCTGCTCAGCGAGGCTCGCCCGGGTGGCCTCTTTGTTCGCATCAGAATCTCCGAGACGGTGCCTCATATCTGCAAGCAGATCGAAGAAGACGTCATCAACAAGTTCTCGATCAGGGGCCGCGTCATCGACGCGGAGCAGCGGTACGACCCCGAACTCAAGCGTTTCGTAACGATCATCAGGAAAATGTATCTCACACACTGCAGCGTGGTGAGTGTGCCGGCGAACACGGAGGCACGCTCTCTACGTCATTACATCGTGAAAGCACTGGAGGTGAAGGGCATGGGAGAGAAAGAGGAGAAGGAAAAAGAGGAAAAGGAGAAGGCAGAGAAGGAGAAAGCGGAGAGGGAGAAGGCGGAGAAAGAGAAGGCGGAGAGGGAGAAGGCGGAGAGGGAGAAAGCGGAGAAGGAGAAAGCGGAGAAGGAGAAAGTGGAGAAAGAGAAGGCGGAGAAGGAGAAAGTGGAGAAAGAGAAGGCGGAGGAAGTCAGCGCCGATGCTCTGATCATGAAGGCTGAACTGAGTGCGGAGGGATTCAAGCGTATCTCAGCTTTGCTGGACACGATCAAGGCTGGGACGACGGACGCAAACGCGCTCGCCGCGATAGAGACGATCAAGGCGATGCTCGGGAAAGTTTCCGCTGCGGCCGTAGCTTACCCCGCACCCGCTCAGAAGACTGAGGAGAAACCTCAGATCGCAGCGACCAACCCCGAAGTCGAAAAGACTCTGGGAGAAGTCGTCGAAGGTATCACGAAAATTGCTGGCGTCATGAATGAGATCAAGGATTCGTTTCCCCGCATGGGACTCCGCAAGAGTCATATCGATGTTGGGGGCGTGAATCCGAACAAAGACGGAGAGGGTTCGAAGGACGTTTACGCCCGGCTGGGTGAGGCGATCGACGAGCTGCTCATTCCGGAGGCGAAATAACTATGTTGGACAAGATCAGGGAAGACCTTCATAAGGCGCTGAACCTCGCCACTGGGGTCACCCAGGGCATGATTCAGCCGAAAATCGACAAGGTCATTGCGGACCTGTTGGAGCACGATTGGCCGCTCTGGCAGAACCTGCCGAAGAAACCTTGGGATACGATCGACGTTGAGTATCGCGAGAAGACCGCGCAGACCGGTGGCACCGGTGGCGGCTGGGTCGCCGATACGGCTGAGCCGACGGGCGATGCGGGCATGACGCGGAGCACAGCGTCGGTGCGTCACAGGACCGTCTTGGAACGGGGTGGTGTCACGACTGCGATGCAGAAGGGAGGGGCGAACTACAAGGACCTCCTCGCGCAGGAAATCGATGACATCATGGTGCTCGTCAGAGACACCATTGAGGACGCGATCATCAACGGTGACCAGAGCGTTACCGCCGCTCAGCCCTCGGGCGTGCGGAAGCTGACGCCGGCGGGACAGATCGTGACGGCCGCGACGAATGGCGCACCGATCACGCTCGATATGCTTGACGAGACGATTGACAAGTTGCTGGGCAACGCGAAGATGATCCTTTCTTCGCGGAGAACCCGTCGGCAGATCAACGCGCTCCTGAAGGCGAACCAGATGGTTGCGGATACCAAAGAGGTAAAGGGTGCGTTCAAGCTCCCGGCATACTCGGATATCCCGATCTTCACGAGCTCTCGCATCTCGGATGCGCAGACGCAGGGGTCGGCAAGCAACGCGAGCGATCTGTTCGTCATCGACACCCAGTTCGTCTGGGTGAGCATCTTGGAGGCGATCCACATGGTGCCGTTGGCAAAGACGAGTTCGCAGCTCGACAAGTTCGACATCAGGGCTATGCTCTGCCTGATCGTCAAGAACACCACGCATGGCGTGGCGAGGCTGCAGGGTATCGTTCCGGAGGCGTAAGGCAACGCGGCAGGGTCTCGGGTCGCTCTACCCTTTCAGCATGGCGGCGCTCCGCTAGGCTGGAGAAAGAGCGACCAAAGGAATAATAGATGATCTACTTCAAAAGCAAGAGACAGGCGAAGGGAGTCTGGAGGATTCACTTCTACGATCGCACGGTCAAGGTGGTGAACGGCATCGCCGCATTCGAGAAAATGCCTCCGGAACAGGTGCGCCACGGGATGCGTCTGAGGGGCTTCGAGGAAGTCGATAGCCCCGAGGCGAAGGAGTTTCCGCCGGGACCGCCAGTGGTATCCGCGAAAACAGATCTCCGATCTGAAGAAGAGCAAGTGAAGGATGGCAAGCCGGAGGGTGGCGAGTCGGAAGCTCCGAAGACTGGAAGGTTGGCCCGCATGTTCAGGCGGAAGTCGAAGGAGAAGTAGTCTGTGGCGGTGACTCTGAGCCCCTACGCTCTGAGTACGTTGGATGAGTTGAAGCTCTGGCTCAACATCGCGCTGACGGATGGCACGCAGGACGACTTCCTCAAGAGCCTCATCAATGCTGCCACCACGTTGATCGAGGAGAAAGTCACGCATCGGAGGCTGGTCCAGCGGGCCTATGTGAACGATCTTACTTCTTTCAATGCGGACGGCACGGTAGGCGGGTTGATTTACATGCGGGAATTTCCGGTGGCTTCGATCGAGCAAGTGATCTTGAACGACTCCGTTCTCACCGTCGCCGACCTCGACTGGGATCCTGCGGGGTGGATTCGCCTCTTCCTCGATCCCACCGATGCCGATATCTCACAGTGGCAGGGAAGCCAGAATGTCCGGGTCGACTACACGGCAGGCTACAGCCCCATCCCGGATGATCTCAAGCTCGGGTGCTGGGAGCTGGCGGCCCACCTCTACATGCGTTCACCCCGCATGGGGAACGCCCGGGCCGGGGTTGTGTCGCGCACCACGGGAGGCGTGACTGTGTCCTACGGCACTGACAAGATTGTTCCGACCTCAGTGATGGAGGCGCTCGCATCCTACGCGAGATCAGAATGGGTGCCGAACCGGGTGCGGATGTCCTGATGCTTAAAGCAACGGTCGTACTGAAGCCGAGTCGAGAGAAGTTCATCACCAAGAAGGGTGAGGAGATCGAGATGGGGAGCGTGCGCGGGCTCCTGCTGGGTGCTCAGATCGTGGTGAACCGGGCCCAGGAGAACCTCTCTGGCAGGCTCCTGAACCCCCTGACGGGTACCTTGCGCGACAGCGTGCGGTTGATCCAGAAGCCTTTGCCCTCCCAGGACCCCATAGAAGCGATTGTGGGCGTCCCAGAGGCCGC